GCTCGTGCGGCGTGCGCTCGTCGGGCACGCAGACGGCGAGAGCGGCGAGCGCTACTCGGCGGTCACGCGCGAGGAGAAGCGCGCGGCGGTGCAGGGTGTGGTGCGGATGATCAAGGGAGGTGCGTGAATGCAGGCGTGCGTGCTGTTGTCCGGCGGGCTCGATTCGGCGATTTGTCTTCACCTCGCTCGGGAGCGGTTTGCGTCGGTGATGGCGTTGTCGATCGACTACGGGCAACGGCACGCAACCGAGCTCACGTCAGCGAGACAGATTGCGAGCCAGGCCGGGGTCAGGCTCATCGAAGCGAAGGCGACGATTCCGTGGTGCTCGAATGCGCTGATCGATGGTGTCGGAGACGTCGTGGTGCCCGGCCGCAACGCCATCCTTGCGTCCCTCGCCGCCGCACACGTCCCCGGCGGCACGGTGGTCATGGGGTGCTGTGCTGATGATGCGGAGCGCTTCCCGGACTGCCGGCCCGAGTTCATCCTTGCGCTCGATGACGTCCTACGGCTGGCGCTCGGGGCGCGGCTCGACGCGCCGCTCGTTCACAAAACCAAGGCCGAAACGTTGTCTTTGGCGCGGAGCGTTCCGGGGGCTTGGGACGCAGTGGCGCTTACGTGGAGCTGCTACGCACCGAAAGACGCTGGCGCACGACGTCCGGTGAAGTGCGGTGAGTGCTTGGCGTGCGAGGTGCGCGCGCGGGCGTTTGCGGAGATCGGCGAGTCCGACCCAGCGCGGTGATGATGTACGCCTCACGAACCGGAACCCGCAAGAACCTCGCCGCCATGTGCGCGAAGGGTTGGCGGCTCTTCATCTCGGCGTTCGGCAGTCTACGCAACGAAGGGTTCCGATACGCGCTCGACAACGGCGCATGGACGTGCCGCGACGGTCGACCGTATGACTTCGCGCGCTTCGATCGTGCCGTGGAGCGACTCGGCGCGGATGCCGATTTCATCATCGCGCCCGATGTCGTAGCCGATGGCGATCAGACAGCGCGGCTCGCTCGCGAGTGGCTTCCGCGACTTGATGGATTTCGGCGCGTACTGCTCGCCGTGCAAGACGGCATGTCGCACGAGCTCGTGGAAGAGTTGCTAGACGGCCGCCCGAATCGCGGCATCTTCCTCGGCGGCTCCGATGCGTGGAAGGACGCGAACATTGTTCCGTGGGGATGGTGGTGTGGCGAGCGGAACATCTACTACCACGTTGGCCGCGTGAACACGCGAGCGCGGATGCGCTGGTGCCTCGACAGCGGAGCGGACTCGGTTGACGGCACGTCAGGCACGCGCTTCGGCGACAACGTGCCCCGCGTCGACCGGTGGCGCAATGAACCAAACCTACTCGCAAAGGTGGATCGGACGATGAAGATTTCGCGCACGTACACGTTTCAGGCGGCGCATCGGCTGCCGAATGTTCCGGCAGACCACAAGTGTTCGCGGCTGCATGGACACACGTACGAGGTCGAAATCGAAGTGAGCGGGCCCGTCGATCCAACAATGGGTTGGGTGCGCGACTTCGGGATGCTTGACGCGGCGTGGGACGCCATCGCCGGCAAGATGCTCGACCATCGCTACCTGAACGAGATCGAGGGGCTCGAGAACCCTACGAGCGAGCATCTCACGGTCTGGCTCTGGCGCAGGCTCTCGACGCATCTTTGGGGAGAGGTCGTCCTCTCGCGGCTCGTGGTGCGTGAGAACGGGCGGAGCGCGGCCATCTGCGAGCCGGGCGACGTCGAAAGTTTGCCGGGGATCGAGCCGGGGTTTCAAACGGATGTTCAGTACTCCAGCACCAAGAACATCAAGCATTTGCCCCGTTTTCAAGAGCGGGTGACCGGGATCGAACCGGCGACATTCAGCTTGGGAAGCACACCACCTAGCGCAGAAGGCGCCGAATCGGTGGGAAATACGGGCGATTCAGAACGCGGCGAGGCCGCGAGGAGTGACGTGAAGTGAGCGATCGTAAGACTGTCCCGGGGTCGCGCCCGGGGACGCGAGTGAAGATCCATGCTCGGCTAATCAAGGTGGGCAGCGGGACATCGTTCAGCGGGACCGGGCCGTGCTTTGCCGTGTTCGAGCGCTTCGGATACGAGCCCGAGTTCTCGGTGCGTGTAACGTCGGAGCAGGCGAGAGTGCTGGGCCCCCTCCTGTACACGTGGTGCTACGTCACGATCGAGTCCGCCGATGCCGACACCCCGCCGCACGCCGAGGAGGAACGTGATGAGTGAGCGCAAGCCTCTCAAAGAGGAGCTCGCGAAGCTGCTGGACCCGACGCCCGTCGGCGTGTGCACCGCGTGCAGGCGCAAGACGTGGAGCGAGGCGCAGATCGGTCTGCGGTGCAGCATGCGGCAGCCCGATAGCTCGCACTGCCGCGGCGTGATCGTGCGGCCGAACGGAGACGGCCGTGAGGTGCTGAGAGCGGAGGAGAGAGACGATGGATGAATGGGAGCTTCGTGCCGTGGGAGTCGTCCAACAGCAGTTAGAGACTGCGCACGCCGAGCTCGCCCGCCTGCGCCTGGACGAGGGACACTGGCGCGAGCAATACGAGCGCCTGCGGCGGGCGATCTGTCCAGGCGATCCCACCGCAGGCACCGAGACGCTGGTGGAGGCACACTACGCGGTCGTGGACGAGCTCACCCGCCTGCGCGCGATCGTGCAGGCGGCGGACGCGATGGCTACCGCCGTGGTGTGCTGGCGAGACGAGGTAGGCCTTGACGGTTTCTGCGGACACGAGAACGCCTACGAAATGGAGTCTTATTGCGACCGGTGCTGTAAGGCGGTGAGCCTCGAGACCGACGTGTGCGAGGCAGCTGGACGCTACGAGGCCGCACGAAAGGAGCTGGACCGTGACTGACGAGGCCGCACATGAGATCGAGTGCAGGGTGGCGGTGATCCGCCAGAGATTCCTCGAGACCAGTCTTGCGTCGTGCGGGTGTGAAGAGTGCGTCGACGTCCGCGCACTCCTCGCCGCGCTAGACCGCGCGGAGAGGGAGCGGGACGTCGCCTACGCGCGCGCACGACGCACGGCGCTGGACGAAGCGATCTCGGTGGTGGAGCGCGCCTTCGAAACCAGCGCCGTAGTCGAGGATACGCTGGCCGAGCTCCGCGCCCTGCGCGACCGGGAGAAGCCGTGACCGACGATGAGCGCATTCGAGCAGAGCATTCCAGCGGGCCGCAAGGCTGCGAGTTATGCCTTCTCGCACGTGCCTGTGATCGACTGGAGCGGGAGCGGGACGAGGCTCGCAGCATCGCTGCGGAGGCAATCGACGAAATCGAAAGCTGGGGCGCGTACGCGTCCGACTACTTCCAGGAGAAATGGGACCTCGCAGGGACGGTCGAACGGCTGCGCGCCGCCCTCCGCGCCCTCCGGGACCGCGAGCGTCAGTCCGCCGAGCCCCCGCCCGTCCGTGGCGGCAAGGAGACGTGATGCTTGATCCGTACGAAGGCGACGAGCCGAGCGAGTATTGGCCTACGCCGTGGCCGGATGAGTGGTAGACAGCGGGCGCGTACGTACGTATATATAGCAGTATGGACGCCACCAAAAAGCGCGGCAGGCCTCCGGGCCTGCACCCACGGACCGACCACCGGTTGGATTTTCGCCTCAGCACACCCGAGCTGGACCTGATAAAGCAGGCTGCCAAGTCCGCCGGACTGAGCGTATCCGAGGCCGCGCGCGCGGCGTCCCTGGCCTGGGCTAGCCGCCAGCTCCGAAAGAAATCGACCCAGGACTGATATTATTCGTACGTACGGGTATTGACTCTACGGCGTACGTACGCATAATGGTGGTCATGGAAGGCGGGACGACGACGATGACGGACACGAAGGGCGCGGTTGAGTTCTTGGTCGGGTTCAGCGTGGACTACACGAGCAAGAAGCAGGCGGCGCAGCGGAGCGACGGCGTGTGGTTCACGCGTAGCCAGTACCGCGACATGCGCTACGGCTACCGCTGGACGGCCTGGAAGCGGGAGCGGGCGTTCACCCGGACCGGATGGCAGGCGCCGACCTTCTACGAGGCCCCGTCGTCGGTGCGCCTTCCGAAGTGAGGCCCCCGGGCTCTCCCGGGCTCTCGCTCTCTGAGCGGGCGCGCGGGAGGCTCCGGTGGTCGGAGTCGAGAAGGAGGATGCGAGGATGACGATCGAAGAAGCTCGCGAGGTGCTACGGAGCGGCCAAGCTGTGCTCGAGCAAAATCTTACGGCCACGCAGGGCCAGTACCACGACGCCATCGACGCGCTGCGCGTCGCCCTCGCGGTAGTGGATTTGCAGACGGCGGCGCAGGCGCAGGTCGAGGCGGACAGGGCGAGGCGGCAGGGGTTCGAGCCGAGGATCGGGATGGTGCGGGGATGACCAGCTATCGCGGCTACGACGAGACGACGCGGCCGGACAAAACCGTTCGTCGCCGACGTTACTGGGACACGAGGGGCCGCTGCCTTCCGCTCGGCTCGTGCTGCGAGCACTGCGATGGCGAGCGCTCGGAATACGTTCGCATCGACGACTTGCGCGGCCACGTGTGCCCGGAATGCGACTCGTCGTTGGACGAAATGCTGGGCGAAAGGAGTGCGTGATGCGGAAAGAACACCAGTGCCCCTACTGCAAGTACACGTTTGACAGCGTGGTACGCCTGGAAGCACACGCACCGTGTCCCGAGGACACGACGGATGTGGCTGGACGTTCGCTCAGCGAACGGCGATGCAATCGCTGCGGCAACCAGCCTGAGTCTGAGGGCCACTCTCCGGGGTGCGACCTCCGGATGGGCGGATGAAGCGTACTCGTCCGTTCGTGTACTGGGCAACGCCTGGCGGCCCACCGGTGTACGAGATGCCGAACTCCGACGGCAGGCGCGCCATCAAGGCGTTCGGCGGATACGTCCAGATCGGCGAGTATCGCGTGGCGTGGCACGAAGGGCGCTCCGAGCCATGGGTGCTCTCGCTCCGTGGCGGGCTTGGAACAACGCGCCCGGTCGAGTGGTACCAGCCCATCGAAGCGTTCACGCGCTACGCCGACGCGACACGCGAGGCTCGCCGCCTGATGCGCCGCCGCTAATCCCCGCCGCTCTCCGCCGCCGCGCTCACCTCGCACACGCGCGTCACCACGGCGCACGCGGGGACGGCGAGGGCGCAGCCGACGCGACGCACGGTGGTGCCCGAGACCTGCTGCCCCTGCCCTCCGCAGCCGTGGCAGAGCACGCCCAGCGCTCCGAGGAGTGCCGCAAGACAAAGCGCGTTGAAGGCGCGTTCGATCGTGTTCATCGCATCACCTCTCCTGTGGTCACGTGGTGGAGCTCTACGCGGCCGCGCAGACGCGCGCGCCGGACGTCGGCGCCCTCGAGGATCAGCCGCTCTACCCAGCCGTGCTCGAGGGACACCCAGCCGACCGAGCCAGGGACGCGCACGCCGTCCAGGTAGACGGTCCACGACGCGTTGCCGCTCAGGTCTACGAAGGCCCCGGTCGGCGGGCTCACTTCTCTTCTCCGGTCGGCGGCGGGTCCGTCGGTCGGTCCGAATCCACCTCGCGCTGTGCGGCGAGTGTCTGCGAGCTGCTCGCGGCCGTGCGCTTGTACATGCGGCGCAGGTGGCGCATGAAAATATAGGCGTTGTAAGCGGCGCGCTCGTCGTCCGATTCGATTAGGCTCCGGAAGAACTGCACGAAACGCCGTCTCTCGTCTGCGTCGAGATCGGTCCACGGCTGCTCGACCAGTTCAAGGATGATTCGCGCTTCCTCAGACACGCGGCTTCCTTGGCGGCGGCGGGATACGGCGTGGCGGAGGAGGAGGGGGCGAGCTTCGCTGTCGAGCCTCAATCGCCACGAGCTCGTGCTTCCCGGTGGTGTCCTCGGGCAGGAGGTCACGCGTGCGGCGAGCCACCGCGGCGATATCGGCGCGCACGGCGGCGATCTCGCGGTCACATTGCGCTCGGTCCTGCGCGCGCTGTTCGTCGCAGTCGTCCGAACGACGAGTGAGCTCTTCGCGGAGATCGTCGATTACGCCACCGAGCACCGTCACCGCCGCGATCGCCCCTTGCTCTTTCGCAATGCGTTCGGCTTTGTCGGCTTCACGTTCCGTCATGGTGACCTGGTCCTTATTGCGGTTGTCGTGGCGGCGGTTGCGGAGGTGCTCGCGTAGAAGCGCGAGAAGCGCGAGCAGCAGCGCAATCACGCTTCCACCGGTCGCGACGTCGTTGCCGTCCATCAGTACGGCCCCGTCCCGTGCTCGGGATCCCACGCACGCGGAATCGGTCGCCCGGTCCCGCTCGACCAATGCGGGAGCATCTTCAGGTCGAGGCGCGGGGCGAGCTCCAGCGCGATCGCTTTCCAGATTGCTTCCCCGGGATCGCTGCGTCGCGTCTCGGAGCTCTGCCGGTGCGCGTAGAGATATTCGAGTGGCATCCCGTCCGCGCGTCCCGCCTCGACAAGCCACGTCAGTGCAGCGCTGGCGGCTTCGATCGTCGACGGCGTGAGCTTCGACGGCACACGGCGCTGCCACGTGGTGTCGAGATCTTCGCGGCGAGGGATCGTGGCAGGGTCGTCCTGTAGGCCCGAGTAGAGTCCGTCGATCTCCAGACCGAGCGTCGTCGCGTTCAGCCCGTTGGCGTGGTTTACGTGCCAGCGCAGCGGACTCGCAGCGACTACGAAGCCATCCCTGAACGCCATTGCGTGGCAGGCGACACGCAGCGCTCGCCGTGCAAGCGCGAGCTCGCGGTCACCGCCGGCAGCCTCGATCTGCTGCGAGCTCGTGCCGAATACCGCTGCGGTCTGGTGCAGCACGATCCCGTTGACGAGCTCCGGCTTGCGCAGCACGGGCTTGCCGTTGCGGACGCGCACCTTGGGCGCTTGGGCGATGCGTGCGCTCCGGAGATCGTAGAAGCGCAAGCCCATCACCCCACCTGGATCCAATGCACACCGTCACAGAGGAAGTGCACGATCTGCTTTTCCTCGAGCGTCAACGTCGGGCTGCGCAACTTCAGCTTGCTTCCGGCGAGCACACTCTCGTCCTGTAGAGTCACGGCGCCGGGCCCGTCGTTCTGCAGCCACAGGGGCTTGCTGCCGCGTAGCGCAAGCGTGGGCGTGCCCATAAGTAGCACGGGCGTCGTGCCGGGACGCAAGATCCAATGCACTCCCGACGCGTCCAGCGGCACGTCGGTCGGTACAGGCTGGATCACATAGCCGCCGAGCTCCGTGTGCCCCTCGAGGCGCGCGTCCAGCGTCTTGGTCGCGGGGATACGGGAACGCACCGTGCCGATTGGCCAGAGGCCTTCGTCGTCTACCCACACACCACGCACGCTCTCCGGGTGCGGCGTGTCGTACCCATGCGCGGGCGCGGTCGGGTGGTAGACGCCGGCGCTCGTGCACGCACGGAAGAGGAATGGCGCGCGCTCGAAGCTTTCGAAATACGACGAGTAGAACGCAGGCGCCATCGATACGGTCGTGCCGACCAACGGGTCGATATCGTCGCAGCCGACACGCACCGCCCAGAACCGTCCGTAATCGAACTGGCCACCGTATACGCGGCATCCGTATCCGCCGCCGAGCGCGATCGCGTAGCCGGCGTTGCTGCGAAACAGGCCGCCTTCGAAGGTCGTGGTGTTGTTGTCGCCGCTCCCATTGACCTCGTGGTAGCCGTCGCCACGCCCGATCGCGAAGTCGCAATCCACGGCGGTCACGTCCGGCGCTTGCGAGACGCGAAGCGTGGTGTCGGAGAGCACGCCTTGGACCAAGAAGAACTCGCGCGCGCCCGTGACAACGCGCAACGGGTCTCCCGGACGAAGCCCGAGCACGGTGAGGTCGACGCCGCTAAACGCGACGACGTTGTCGCCGCTGGCTACGTGCGCCTTCGCGCCGATCAACAGGTGGCACTGCTGCGCCAGCAAATGGTCCGTATTCACGCCTGACGTGCGGAAGAAGCGTCCGTTTGCGGTCGTCTCCAGCGCGCGAAAGACGTTGCCGCCGTTGATCACGGAGAGGCCGTTGTGGAACTTGGCTAGGTGCACGCCATCGAAGCGCGCACCGCCAACAGTGACTCGCTCGAAATGGCTGTGCACGCACCCTGCGAGGTAGAGGCAGTGGTCGGCAAGCCAGTTGGCGTCGAGCACGATGTCCGAGATGCGTACGGTGCGTCCGTTGGTAACACCGAGCACGTCGGACATGGGCAGTGCACCGCGCAGAATCGTGCGCCCGTCGCCAGTGCCCACGTGCGGCGTGTCGCCGCCGCGGTATGCGCCGCGGAGGTGCACGAAGTTCGGGATGCGCAGCGGCGCATGCAGAACGTACGTGCGCGCGTCCAACTCCACCTCGCGATTGAGTTGGATGGCGCGATCGATCGCGGCTTGGATCGCTTCGTCGTCGCGCGAGACGCCGTCTCCTCGCGCGCCGTAGTCATCAACGTGGCACGTTTTGCGCACTAGCCTTCCCAGTCCGTGGATTTGTCTTTGAGCTCGGCTCGCGAGAGCGAAACCGCCCCGGCATCCGTGATCGTCGTTGGCACACCGTCAACGTCAACCACGGCGCCGCGCTGCGACCGGTGGAGATCACAAATCTCCACCACGTAGCGCCCATCGGCGAGACGCATAACGTTTACGGCCGCCCGTGTCGCGTACGGACACGCGGCGTCCGGGGCTCCGCGGTCAACGCACGTGCAGGCCGGGCCGCTGCCGCCTACCTGACGCACGTTGCTGTCACCCCACTTCGGCGAGTCGCACCGCGGGAGCGGTGGACGCCCGCCGGCTGTGTAATACGCACTGCGCCCGACCGCGAGCGCCTCGCGGATGGCGGCGTTTCTGTCTGCGTGCACGTGGTGCGCCATCAGGTCACCGTTACTCCGTACGCCATGGAGTTGATGTGCGACAGGAACGGTTCGAGTGCGGTGGACGTGGTCACGATCGTGCGCGCGATCTCCCCGACGAACCCGTTACCGAGCGCATCGCGGTTTGCTCCGATCGTTACTCCGTTTAGTGTGCCGGCGCCGAGTGCACCGGTAACATCGGGAGTGCTCCATGAGCCGTTCGCGTCGACGCTTCCGGACGCAGTGTTCTCGAATCGGATCCGAATCGCCTTTAGCGTATTTCCCCCAACACCCGTATCGCGATCGGTCCCGGCGTTCCCTCGGTAGGTGGTGGAGTAGTAGCCGCCACTAACGTTCGTGGCGGCGCTGTCGAATGACACACGCGTATCGACCGCGGTGTTATAGGCGATCTGGATCACGACGAACGGCTGCGACACTGCGAACGCGGCCGTACGCAAAAACTCGGTCCCAGTGTAGACCGCAACAGCCTTGCCGTTGACGTTCGCGCTCGCAGCCGTGTATGCGGGCCGGCTCGCATCGGTGCCCTGCGACGCGTCACGTCCGTTGCCACTAGCGTCAGCTACGACCGAGACTTTGCCGCCGACGACAGTCACACCGAAATCCATGCGCCAGTCGCCAACGCTGGCGCCGGACGGCAGAAACAAGAGCCCGCCTCCGGCCTCGGAATCCCAAGGCAGCGAGCTGCCGAAAGCCGAGGCAATCGGAGGGACGATCGGTGGGATGAATGGCCGAATGATCATGTTACGTCGAAAGGCTATACTTGATTCCGAGAACTCCGAGATCGCCCGCGTCGACGTCGCCAAGTTCCTTCGCGGCAACGTAGAGCCAGAGGAACGGTCCTACGTCGAGCGTAATGGCGTAGCGACTTGCGTCCGTGCCGGCGTCCGCAGGGTCGCCGAGAGTGATCGCCATCGGACGGGCAACCACAACAGCATGGTTCGCAAGGTTGTAGTCTAGCCCGGACTCTACGGTGCCCGTAAGGTCGGTCACAGTCGGTGTAGAATCGACGATCACAGGCGGGTACCACACGTCATCACCCACGTCGGGCGTTCCACCGTCCGTTGGGTCTTGCTCCGCCGTGCACATGACTCGGATCTGAGCTCGGTTGCCAGTACCGCTCGCGTCCGCCGCATACGCGCAATAGAGCGTAACCCTGCGCGCGTGCTTCACGCTTACCACGTCGGTCGCAACCCACGCGGCGGTGAGAACAGCGCTGGTGCGCAGTACCTCCGCTGTTCCGGGCTGCGGTAGCGGCGTGGATGCGCCGTGGAGGCCGCCGATTTCTGCCTGTGCCATGGTTACTCCTGCTCCTCGTCTTCTTCTAACGCCTGTACTGCGCTTCGGTACTCGGGATCGGTACGCGACAGCATCGAGTGCACAGCGGCTGCCGCGACCGGCCCGCGGCTCTCCGCCTGCTGCAACATTTGAAGCCAGCGCACAGAGCGCGGGCCGCCCCTCGCCTGTAGCCCGGCCACCACACGGCGCAGGTGTCGCGCTTGCAACCCGGGCAGCATCATTCTGATCTCCTGCTGCACCATTGGACCGCCAACGGCTTCGACCGCTCCGAGCGGATTTCCGTAGAGCAATTGCGCCGCGCCCTGCGCGCGCGATAGAGCGCCGCTGATTCCACCTTGCTGATTCAATCGATCCGCTTGTTGACCAAATGTCGAGAGGAAGGCGGGTACGCTGTAGTCTCGGTTCGCCTGCTGCCATTCGAGCGCGAGCGCCGGATCGGTCTGCAACGCCTGGTCTGTCATTTCCTCGTTGAGCATCCGTCGCGACTGCGCGAGGCGACCGCTAACGCGTCCAAGGCCCTGCGCCGGAAGGTCGCCCGCGAGATCGTCGAGGTGCATCCGCTCCTCCCACGCCTGGGAAAACGGAACGGGTGGCCCGGCAGGCCCCTCGGCGCCGCGTCCGGGCAGCAACGCTTGGCGTCGCCATTGATCTGCCACGTCACTTCGAAGCGCCTGAGCGATCTGGCGACCGCCAGCGCGCGTCTCCACGCTGCGCGCGAGATCGTCCACTCCACCCGCAAGACGACCCATGTCGACCGCTGCACCACGCTCGGTAAGTGCATCGGCTGTCGCGGAAACACGCGGGCCGATAGTCCCGAGTTGCTCCTGCGCCCACTGCGGCACCTGGTCTGGACGCAACGGAACGTCCATCCGATTGAGCTCCTCCACGAGCCCCTCTCGGCCCCCACGAAAGCGCGAGGCCGCGTCGAGATCGCGCGCGCTCGTGATGCCCCGCGCGGCAAGCTCAGCGCGGACAAGGTGCTCTGGCGCAGCGGCAGCGCGACGACGAGCCCAGCCTGCGAGCGCATCCAGCGGGCCTTCGGTGAGCCCTACCGTTCCTGCGCTCAATAGCCCTTCGACCGCGCCGCCGGTCAGTGCCTCTCGCGGCACGTCGCGAAGCTCCTCCGCCTCTCCTGCGCCGCGGAGTCCACCGGTAACAGCACCCTGTCCGGCGGCGACTGCCATGCGGCCTGGCAATGTCACGGCGCCTGCGGGAGCTGCGGCCAGGGGCGCCGTGCCGAGGATTTGACCGCCGAGAAACGGTGCCGGGTGCTGCTCCTCCGCCTCTCGCATCTCTTGGCGAGCGACATCTCGTGCTTCTTGCTGCGAGCGGCCCACGGCAGCGACGGGGTCCTCAGACAAGAGACGCACGAACGTCCCCGCGCCTGGCATCGGCACGGAGTAGTCGGTGCCGCCGATTCGCATACCGCCGGCAAGCTCGTCAGAGAAACCAAACGTCGAGGCGTCGAGTGCGCCGAGCGCCATCGCGCGCGCTCGGCCGGGCAGCGTCTCGTATGGCTGTTCGATGCTCCGTTGCGAGGCCTCGATATCAAAGCCCTCACGCCACGGTTGCGACCGCTGGATCTCCTCCGGCGCCACACGCGCCTGCGGCGAAGAGAAGGTTTCCCGCGCCCAGTCATGCAAACGCTCGAGCGCGCCCGGCGGCGGGACGTACTGCGGCGGCGCTTCCTTCCAGGATGGCCCGAGCACTTCCCAGCCGCGCTCGCGCGCCAGTTCCGGCTGGTCAGCGAAGATTTGATGCACTTCGCCGGTCGGCCGGTGCCGCGCGTATGTCGTCGGCGCGATCTCGCGCACCTCCAGCTCCGTACCCTGTCCGACAAGGGTGCGATCGGAGCCGCGGCCCTGCCCCGTGGGGTCGCCGCGGATCTCAATCGGATCGAGCTCCATGGCGACGGATCGACGGCCCGTCTCAGCGAAACCCTCGGGGACGCCGAGATCTAGTGGCTCTTCGGCCACCGGCTCGCCGAAATCGATTTCGTCCTCATCGTCCACGAGTCACAGGCTCCCATCCAGCCGCACGGGCGCGATCGAGTTGGCTCTCGGGCACGGAACGCACTTCGCCCTGTGCGTTGCGCACGTTTACGCGACGCGCGCGCGTCGGTTGTGCTGGTGCTCCTGCGTTTCCGCGAGCGCTCCCGGCGTCGACGCCCTCGCGGCGCAGACGCTGGTCATACGCAGAGACAACGTCATCGCCGTAACGAGCACGAATGCGTCCACGCATGTCGCGGTAGTGGCGCACCGCACGAGTTACCCAGCCGCGCGAAACACTCGGAGACGTCGTTGGCATCGTGCCGAGCTCGCGTCGGGTGCGCTCAAACTCGGGATCGCTAACGGTGGCGCCGCTGCGCTCGCGGAGCGTTTCTGCCTGCAACTCATTTGCTGCGGAGCGCAACTGCTGAATGCGTTCCGGCGCAAGGTCGCCAAGCGCACCACCCATGAACGCAGCACGCAACTCCGCGTCGGACGCGCCTCGGAAAAGCTGATTCGCACGCTCCGCGGCGTTGGTGATGCGCCGCTGGTCGTCCAGGTCACGGCCCAGGTTACGCGTATCGGCATCGAGGCGACCGGCCTCTTGGCGACCCTGCGTCAATGACCCTGTCGCAAGCGACCGCGTTAGGCGTGCACGCTCGCCAGCATCGCCGGCCATGGATCGGGCCACCACATCGGGCACACCTGCGCTGGTGGCAGCTCCAACCAACGGGTCGTTAGCAGTGCCCCACTGCTCACGGGCAACGGCGCCGGGTGCCGGACTAGCCCCGCGTCCACCGCCACTCGCTCCACCGCCAACACCACCGCGGCCGCGAATGCCATAGCGACGATAGGCACTCTGCATCGCGCCACCCTCGCGGATGCTTTCGATCTGCTCGCCGCTCATCGTGGGCAACGCCTGCATGATCGCTCGAGGCGCGCGCCATCCGAGCCCCTGCATGATCTCGATCTCGCGCATGAAGCCATCGCGAACGGACTGAGACTCCACAGAGCTCGCGTCGCGCATGGCGGTGCGGCGACGCAGCATTTCCTCCGCCTCTTGCCTCGCCGAGAGCGAGTGCGCTTCCTGCGCCGCCACGCCGCGTTCCTGGAGCGCAAGCTGACGCTCACGCAGTTGCCCCTCCGCTGTTCGCTGGGCCGTGCGTTCCTCACGCTCTGCCGCCTCCTCCTTGCGCGCCTCTTCACGCTGCGCGTTCTGCTCGCGTACCGCATCGGCCATGCGCCAGAGCTCGGCACGCTCGGAGAGCTCCTGCTCTGCGGCGCGCTCGCCGCTGCTCGAGCCGACTGGCGTGAACCGGCGGACCCCATCGCGTCCACCGCCGCCTGCTGCGCTTACGAACCGGAAAAACCCGTTGAGGAGGATCCCAAAGATGTTGAGGATGGTTCGCCGCTGAGCCGCGTTGCGGCTGCGTTCATATAGCTGCGCTACGACGTCCATGCGGCGCTGCTGCTCGTCTGCGATGCGTTGCGCCTCCGGCGAGAGTCCCTCGGGGCGAGACGGAACCTTGTCGTGTAGGCTGTCCGGCTCCTCCGACGGGTCTACAAACTCCGGCTCAGGAGAACGGGCGGCCCCTGGCGCACCGAGTGCGCGCGCCGGAGGCGCCCCCGAGGGTTGCGCCGCTACGGAGCTCGGGGCCTCCGTACGCATTCCGGTGGGAGGTACCGGCTGCGGCTGGGTAACAGGAGGGGCAGAGGGGGCAGGCTGGGGCGCCGGACGAGCCGGCATCGGAAGGTCTTCGGCACGCACAGGGGCCTGCACGGGTGGACGCTGAGGTGCACGGCCGCTCGGTCCGACAAAGCCCTGCGGGTCAGCGAGAAGGCCGCGTGCTTCTGCCACACGCTCTTCGGTACGCGCATCATTGTCCGCGAGGTCTTGTGCGGTAATGCGCAGACCGTGGCCCGGCGCCCTGCGATTGATCTCCGCCGCACGCTCCTCGTGTGCGGGAGTGGGCACGGGCCTCGAAGGCCTCAAAAGGGGCGCGGGCAGGGCAACAACTTCGCTCTCGGCGGGAACCGGAGCGGGCGCGGGAGTCTCCAAATCGGCCAACGCCTGACGCGCTGCCTCAGCGTCAGCCTCAGCACGACGACGCTCCTCGATCTCCTCAGGCGTGAGCCGCCGAGAAGACTGCGAGACGATACGAACCGGGTCCGGCATCAGCCTCCACCCATCCCGCCGCCACCGCCGCCACCAGCGCTGGCAAGGCTGCCAGCAGTCTCCGCCAGCCCTTCAATAGCCTGCATCTCAGCTTCGCGCTTCGCGAGATCGTCCTGATGCGCTTGCTGCTCCTTCCACAGCTGGTCTTCGTTCCACCCAGCAAAGGCTGCGTACTTGTTTTGATAGGCGCGCTGGGCCGCAGAAGACCTGGCGCGACCCTGTTGGTAACTCCGGTCGAGGTCGCGAAACCGCGCGCCGCGGCGGTAATCCATGTTGAAACGCATGAGGTCCTCAACCGCACCGCGGCGCGCCATCTGCTCCGCCATGCTCTGGTCGCGAAGGTTTCCCAGCGTGTTCGCGTACTGATCTTGCATTTGCCCAACGCGCTGGACACCGGCGCCAGCAACGGCGCCGGCATCACCGGCGCCCTGCATCCCAGCAGCGCCCTGCGATGCCATGGACGCCAGCATGGCGGCTCCGGAGCCGCCAAGACCGCGTGAGTACATGGCAGCGTCCGCCGCGCGTCCGCCGGTGCCCACTGCGGCCGCTTGTGCGGCCTGCGTTTGCGTGAGTGCCGCACGGTCGATGGCTGACACCCCCCCTCGTTCGTGCGCCAGCGCGTTCTCCAGTTGAGCAAGCGCCATTCGCTGGTACTCGCGGCTCCCCTGAGTATCTCGGTCCAGCGTCGCATACGGGCTGCGACGCATGTCGAGCAGGAGAGAAGGATCCGCGTCGTAGACCGGGCTGCCGGCGGCGTTTAGCCCACCCTCGTAGGCAAACGTAGGAGCAAGGCCCTCTTCGCTGGGGGCATAGTCGTACAGGTTTCCCCAGCTCATCTGGCCCATGCCAGACAACTCGGGCCGCGGCGCCGGGTCTCCGAAGCTTCCTAGATTCGCAAGGTCCAGTGCCATTACTCGTCACCTCCGCCGCCGGCAGCGCCACCGATCATGCTCGTTGCCATGTTGCCGTACATGTTCCAGTACCGATTGTAGTGGTCTCGCTGTTGGCGTTCGATGTCGTACTCCTGCTGATTTTCCTGCCGCGTGTTCCCCGCCTGCGTCTCTGTGAGTTGGCGACGGTTCTCCCACTCTTGCTGACGTGCATCGGCGCGGTCCGCCGACTCTTGCGTTTGCCTGTCAACGTCGCGTCCATGCACGTCCCTTTGATATTGCATGTTGTACCGATTCCACTGATCTAGCGCTTGGCGGCGGGCCATTTCTTCCGAGTATTGCTGTCCGCGCATGCGTGCAGTCATGTCGTTGTACCGTTGCAGGTCTTGCAGAGCCCTCGCGCGTGCCGATTGCTCCACCTGCGCATCAAGAACAGAGCCCTGCGTTGCCTGTTGCTGCGCAAGTACCGCGTCGAGCCCCTGCTGCGTGTTGGCCCCGAGTTGGCCACGCGCCTCCATCTGTTGCGCGAGTCCGCCTGCGTAGCCGCTGGAGAGTTGACGCTGCGCACCAAGGATTTGGTTGCGCTTCGCCAACGTATCGGGAAGCCAGTATCCAGCCTGTTGAAGGCCAACATCGCTCTGCAGCCTATCGAGCGCGGCACGCTGGGCAGCTACGAACGCCGGGTCTGCATAGGCACCAGCCTGACCGGAAGTCAAGGCATCGTAGTCACTCGTATCTGAGCCGGTGGTAGTTACGAGAAAGTCTTCATCCACTCCCGGCGTGTACCAGCTCCGGCCAGAGCCCTCGTACACCATACCCGGCATGAGCCGGTTAGCACTGGGTGACTCTGTGTACATCCCCCATGTGTCAACTGGCCGGCCCTGGGCGTCGCGGCTAATGCTGTGTCCGTAAATGTCTCCGTAGTCGTGACTCATGACTACACCTCTAGCCTTAGCAAGAGGTCATACGTCGTCGCGGCCGTAAGCCCGTCGATCGCGTCGATTCTGATCTGACCCGTCGTCGTCCACGTCCAAGAGACGTGGTTGCCGCTCTTCATGTCGCCACTCGTCGGCTCCTTTGCGCGGATCAGGCGGAGCCCAAGCGGCGGCGTCTTGGACGGGCTCTCCAGGTACGTTGGCACCGTGCTGATGAACTGAGCGGAGATCATGCCGCCGAACATTTGCTCTGACTCGCGAATGCCGCCGTTGAGGATCGCGATGAGGTCACGCAGCAAGCCAGCGATCTGCTGCACAATCTCGCCCGCAGTAAAGTTGATCTCGCGCAACTTCATCGCGCCACCCGCTGGCTCTGGCCGGTGCCGTGCAAGTCAACTTCCGAGATGCGCCACAGGACCCCGGCGGTATTCACCGACAGAGAAGGATAGAGGTGCGTATTGCGAACGATGTTTCTGTGTACCCCGACACGGATCGGCTTACTCTCTACCGCGAGGGCGTTGGAAACCGTAGCCGTTACCGTCGCGCCATTCGTAATGTCCGAAGCGCCACCGAGCACCATCGGGTAGCTGGTAACGTACGCACTCGGCTGAGACTGAGACGGCGCCAGGTGCACGTGCATCTCCTGCCACCGAGATCCGACACCTGGCGCGACCGTCGCAAGCCATTGCACCGTGGACCCATACGACTGGTACCAGTCGAACACGCTCCCCTCGAGACCGAGGTCGCACGTGATCGCCCAGTTGGAACCTGAGGAGACGACCGACAGGACACGCTGTACGTGATCGTCTCCGTCCACCAACACGTCACCGGTGGCCGGTGTGAACGCGCCAAAAGCAGTCTTGGCGATGGTCACGACAAGGCCAGTTCCGTCAACGGAGCCGCTTAGATCCAAGAGTGACGCGTCAACGTAGCTCGCTGGGCTAGACTCAGCAGATCGCTCATAGTACGCATTCCACGCCGCGACGTTGCGGGAGACCACCATACTGTCCGTCTCGGTGTCGTACGCCGCACACCGCAAATCGATAGTCCACCGCGCCCACCGCCCGGTCGTGGTGTGGAAAACGAACTGCTGCGAAGCGGTGGTGGAGCTGGCTAGCGTTCCCGTGCCAAGAACCACGAGACCAAGGCGCGGGTGGGGCCGCATCCAGAATCCGCGCTTGGTGTTGGCGTCATTGGCCGGTAACAAGCGCTGGAGCTCGCGCAGAGTCACGCCGATCGGGAGCGATGGAATGCCCACCACGCCCCCCGCCGACACCTGGACGACTCCGCGGTCGGTCCACGCGTAGCAAACGTCGTCGAGCACGCATGCCGCCTGTGGCGCAACAAGCCTCGTACCGAGATCGAGTTTACGAACGTTCCAAGAGTCTGGCGGCGTGCCCTCGACCGAATAGACGCCGTCCTCCTTGAAAAGGAGAACTGCATCACGCAGTGGAGCGAGAGCAAGGATATCAGCACCCTCCTGGCCGATATCCAGGAAGTTGAGAAACGGTACCGCCTCAGGTTCGCTCGGCTTGCTGTAGTAAATGCGGTGCGGTTTGCGCTCCGCCTCACTCGCAATCCCGCTCACGCCAAGCGACGGCTGGAATGCGTCGGGCCGCGTAGACGAGATGGTAAAACCACCGCCACCGATGCCGACCTCGGTAAAGGTGATGACGCCCTCGAGACCACCAGTCTCTGCATCCGTGAGGGCTGTTACCAGGGCGCGAGTGGAGCTGTATGAGTTTACTACGTACGCCAGGCCATACGCGGTCGCCCGCCGTCTCGTGTTTTCGTCAGCTGCCTGGGAAACGGGGAACACGCGATTCGTGGCGTCGTAGACCGCGGAGAGCGCGGCCGCAGCAAAGAGCTTTTGGCCAGCCACGGTAATGGTGTCGCCTGCCCCAGTCTCGCGCCCTACCGCGGTCGCGGTGGCGTTGGCGCTCATGGTGATCGTCGTGCTTACGATGCTCACGATCGTTGTGTTGGCCGGGAAGTACGTCCCCGCCGCATACGGCAACGCCGTGTTATCCCAAAGCGCCATGCCCACCACGAGCCCCGCCGTGCTCGAAACATTGAGCAGCGTGTTGGTACCGCTGGCGATGTCCGCGGTGAAAGTTCGGAACTGAATGCCGGTGGTGTTGTAGACCGTCCCACCCGGGCCGAAATCCAAAACTCCGCCGACGTCGTAGAGCTTGACACGTACCTTGTGGCGCTGCGTTGTGTTTCCGAACCATGCGACGTCACTCCAATACGCAGTCGCGCGAGCAATCGGTGGCAGCGCGTTCGCCTTTCCGATCCCCTCGAACGACGGATTCGTGTAGAGCGCTGGCCCGAGCGAGTTCTCCGCCGTGAAGTCCTGAATCGTTGCCCAGCCGTTCGCAATGTCGGCCGACGTAACAGTGTACTCCTGCGACAGGAAGAGCTCGTCACTTGGCGTGGCCGTCGCAGGCGATACAGCGCGCGAGCGGTACAGCTCGATGGTATCGCCGGCCGCCAGATACGTTGGCAGAATGATAACCGCCATGTTGGGATGCCAGGCGGCCCCGGTGTTGCCCACAACATAGCGCGGACTCGGCGCGCTGCGCCGAATGTAGCCGTTGGCGTCCTCCTTCACGAAGACAAAGCGCAGCGCAACGGCCGTGTTATCCGCCAACGGCACTGGCTCCGTACCGCCACCGGTATCCGCAATGGCTCCGAAAGCCGTGGAGGCGTCCAGGCCGGAAGCGCTGAGACCAGAGGCCGCCGGACTCGTCAGCTTCTGAAGGCCAGTAGTCGTCTCAACGTAGAGAGACTTTCGCGCCTGGAAGAACGACGAGACGCCAAAGCTCGAAGCGTCCGGCGGCGTGACGGTCGTGCTGTAGACGGTGTTCGCGCTGCCTTTCTCGAGACGGTAGTTGCTGCCGTCGATCGACTGGATCACGAGGTCGCCGCTGTACGGAACGATCGCGATCGGTCGAAAGTCCGTGGACCGGCTTGCGATATCCGTCGTGTCGCCAAAGCCGATTCGCGGCTGGATCACGCCCTCGCGATGAAGAAGGACGTTGTCCGCCGTCTTGAGCTGCTCCGGCTTGTCGAGCGAGCCAGGGTCTGTCACGAGGCCGCCCACTGCCTTGATCTGCCTTACGGCCATCGGCGCCACCTCGTGCCCCTCTGGCTCGCCACACGCAGCGGCGAGTTGCGCGGCACGACCTTCGGCCGAATGCGCGAGCGCTCGGAAATGGCGTCCACCATCTCGGTGCGCCGCTGTTCGGCAAGGCGCGCGGCGAGGTCAGCTCCGGCCTGGTCTCCGAGTGCTACGCACACATCACGCGCCGCAAGGTCTGCCACGTACGGAATGGCAACGTCTGGCACCTGGACCACGCAACTTGTCCCGAATGGACACGCAAACGCCCCGACCTGGATCGCATACGGACCCGTGGTCACCCACGCGCCGCTCCCGCGAACAAGCTTCGTCGAAGCTGTTACCACGGTGACAGAGACATCGTCTTCCAAGCTTTCAACATTCCCAACGCGCTCAACGACGTCCACAACGTGGACGGTTCCGTTGGTCCATCCGGAGGCCGGGACACTTGAATATGTAACGTCAGTGGCGCTGGTAACGGTGGCAAGTACAGCGCAGTTGGCCACGGCCGTAAGGGCATTGGGCCTGCGTACATAACGCACACGCAACGCGTACCCGGACGTAGGAGTGGGCAGGAGCGTGATGACGTCTCCGACAATCGAGTAGGCACACGGTACACCCGTTTGCGTTCCCCACTCCCACACGTCGGAGCGATCTACGTAATCGAGTTGCTCTGCATTGCCGCTGCTGTCGACTAGCAGCACCTCGTCTACACCGGAGGAAAGGGCGCGGTACGGAATGCGGTAGCCCGCGATGCCCGTCGTAATGGCGACGTCCGGCGCCGTTTTGACCCACCTCCCGTCGTCTGCGTCGTAGATCTCCCGACCAACAGAGGAGCGGATCACGTCATCGATCAAAACGTAGATCTCATCATCCGAGAGCCGACCTTCCGTGCTCGGCACCTGTGCGCGCGCCTTCACCCGCGCGAGCAGTTGGTCCGACGTGACCGACTCTGACGTAATGGCCACCCATGGACCTCAGTACAAGTACACGATCGGGCCCTGGCCCGCGGTGAAGGTAGTGGGCGGAGTAATCGCCGGCAGCGTTCCAAACGAGCCAGCTACCGCCGCAGTCGGACAGAGCGGAGTATTCGCGCCCATCCGCTGGTGCGAGTGCGTTGTTCCGTTGAGCTGGATCGAGACCCAATACATCGCCGGGCCCACGGCCGCGTACGTGGCGGTGAAGGGGATCTCCTGAAACACATCCGCTCCCGCGCCAAGCGTGCCCGCAAGCGCGGAGTTGGCCACGAGCGTCCCCGCCGCGTTGTAGAGCCCCACGATCACGTTGTTGGTGCCGACGGTCGTACCGTTCAACGGAGCAATCCCCGTTAGCGTCTTGTTACACGCCAAAAAGACCTGCGACACGTACACGGTACCCGACACTCCTGCAGCGTCGGTGCCGATGCCGGTGATCGCAGTGCCTGAGAGCTGCACGTTGAAGACACGAGTCGGAGTCGTCGCGACCACGCCGCCCGTAGCCGTGACCGTGCCTGAGGTGGCGACGTTTCCAGTCATCGAGAGATTCAGCACGCTCGAGGCGTGCAGCATCTCTACCCACGTGGCGGCACTCGGAGCTGGCGAGGTGCACACGTAGAGCTCACCGTCGACCACCGCGAGATCTCCACGGTTCAGGAAGTTATTCTGCGTCGTGGACGCAGACGCGTTCGGGAGCTGCGCCGTGCTCGTGTACTCGCCCCAATGCACACCGTGCGGCTGGTCTGCGGGAGTGGACCGCGGCATCAGCGGCCCTCCCGTCTACGCTTACGCTCGAGCGAACCGCTACCTGGGAGCACCGGGTCCTTGTCGGTCGCTTCACCGTACAGCGAAGCATCCTCGCCATCCTCAAGAGCCTCCGCCTCCAGCTCTTCGTCGGACGGGAGACGGTGCTGAGGCGAGATCATGATCATCAGATCGGGCGCGCGCCGGTCCTTTGGTGCACGTTCGCCCATGCGCTCGCGGCCTGCGTCGCGAACGATCGAGTCAAGCGCGTCCCGCTCGGCGTTGCGCTTGGGCATCAGGCAGCGCCCCTTCCGTACACACGGGTCGTGCTCGAGCCCGTCGCGGTCGTTCCGAGCGTGAAGCTCTCGGCGTTGGTGATGAGCACGGTTCCGTTCAGCACCACCGAGCCCGAGTTGGTTTCGGCGATCGTCATGAGAATGTGCTGGCCGACGCGAGGGTCACCCTCCCACGTCAGCGTGACCGTCTCGGTCACGACGCTGGACGTAATCAAACCCGCCCAACGAGTGTCCGCGTTGATCTTCGTGTTGAAGTTGGCCGCAGCAGTCGCCGGAGTGGTCGACAGCGTGATTTCGTTCGCCGTCGACGCGCTTGCGACCCATGTGTACTCGATCGATCCGATCGAGATCGTGTCGTTCGCTACGATATCGGCCGACCCGAACGTGATGGTGATCTGCGGCTTGGTGAAGATATCGTCGCCGCCCGTCAGCGTGGCTCCGCCGAGCGTGAGCGTTCCGGCCTGCGTCACCGACTTGAGCAAGGTGATCGTGTGCGCCCACGTGCCCGGAAGCTGCGCGGTTACGGTCACCGTGTCGGTGGATGACGTGGCAGTGAGGATGTGCTTGATCCCAGCCACCGCGTTGATCGCCAGCACCAACGATGACGCCATCGCCGTATCGCTCGTGTCGATCGAGTATTCGCCGTTGGCAGCCACAGCCGCACCAGTAACCGCCGTGAAGGCGTACCGCGCACGGCCCGGCACCGTGATGAAGAGCTTGTCTCCCGCGGTACCCGTCGCGTTGTCGCAAACGATGGTCTGCGCAGCTGCGCCACGCGTGAGCGAGTCGACACGAGCGCTGACCTTGCCGTCGCGCACGCCTGCCGCAACGGCAGCGAGCTCATCGGCAAGGAGCTTGGCCCCCATGTGACCAAACTCCGCTCCGCTCGTTCGAAGTGCCCGCGCCGTTACCGTTGCGGGCTCTTCCAGCAATCCAACCGTGATCGTGAGTAGGCTGTCAGGCACACAATGCTCCGATCAGAACGAGTTGACGATGTCCGTGACCTTGGTGATCGACGCGGGCGACGCGACGCGAAGGCCCTGGTCCCAGTACCCCATTAGCTCAAGCCCGGCGAAGCCGGAGACGTGCTCGAAGTACTCGCCCTTGCCCGTCGGGTCGAACGTGAAGTCCGTAGACCCAATGCGCGAGAGTTCGCCGAAGTCCACGAGGAACGCTTCACCCTCCTTGCAGAGGACGTGCGGAAGGAACTCGATCGTATGCCCGCCGAGCGCGTGGTAAACGATGGAGTCGGCGCCGAGCTCCATCTTGCCACCGCTCTTGTTCACCATGCGCTGGAGCGCAGCCATGTTGTCGCCGAGGTCCTGCGCCGTCGCCTCGCTGATGATCGCCGTGCGCATGCCCGGCCCGCTCTTGAGCCGGTTGACCTTGAGCGCCTGAAGGAACTTCGCGAAGGTCGCCGCAGCGCTCGAGGCGCTAATGGAAGTCGACTTCCAGATGGGAAACGTCGTCGCGCTGATGTTCGCGTACGTGCCGGTGTTGCGGGCAACAAAGTCGATGCCCTGCATCATGTTGCCCTCGGCGCCCTTGAGCAGGATGAAACTGCCCGTCGCGATATCGCCGTCGATCGTCGTCAAGTCGGTCGCGTTGCCGCTGACGGAGACCAGGATCTTTCCCGCAGACGACAGGTCAACGCCGGTGACCTCGATATCGGCGTTCGTGTTGCGCTTCGTGCCACCGCTCTCGGCATTGTACGAATCGATGAGAACGCCGTTGAGGTACCACCATGCTCCAGCCGAGCTCGACGCCTTGGTCAGCGTCCAGACACGCGTGCCGCTCGAGCCGGTCTGCGACTCAATACGTCCGAGCGATGAGCCGCCATAGAGCAAGCTGAACTCGCGCGCGAAGACGCCAGAGCGGCGCATGTTGCGCACTTGCTTGTCGTACGCAGAGCCGAAGGCCTGCTCGCTCGTCTGCGCCGCCCGAAGCGCCTTCCATGAGGTCCGCGAACGGACCACAAACTCCTGCGACGTCCACTTCGCTTCCTGCGTAAGTGCTGCGTTCGGGTCGTTCAGGGCGAACATGGTCCCGGTGACCGCACCACCCGCGAACGTCATGCCGCTCTCTGCCTGCACGAGCACAGGCTCAGAGACGTGCTCGCCGAGCATCAGGCTACTGTCGAACGCGATGCGCTTACTGAGTACGTCGTAGCCGTCGTCGGGGAGCGCGTCCCCGTCCTCACCGAATCGATCCTTGAAGAAGCCCGCCAGTCGCGAGACTTCGATTTTCGTTGCCACCATTGCAATCGCTCCGAATCGCTGCGCACGCGTTGCGTGCGGGGTTGCGTTTCGGTCTCGCCGCGATTGCTGGCCGAAGAGTCAGGGCGCGATGGCTTGCTGCGCTACGGCTCAGGTCTTGGGTATGACCTGGGTTTCTATGATGTTGACGTAGGCTATGGGTCCAGTCAAGAGACCCATGCCGAAACTATTCCTCTCCGGTGAGATGCCTCCAGTCAAGCGGGAGCGGCTGGGTCCCGTCCAACCCGTCAACCGCGCGGCGCGCAACGCCGTACACGGTCCCCTCCAGCTCCGCGAAGACCTCATCCATCACAGAGAGTGTCCCACTTCGAATAACGCGGTCATCCACGTCCACCCATGACGCCACGAAGTCGACAGGAGCCCCGCGGAGTGCCAGGTGCGCCATGAAGTAAAATCGCGTTCTGGCCGCGTCGGATAGCGGCGCGCGCCTCTGCTCCAGCCGAATCGAGTAGCTCAACGCAAGCCCCTTGCCCGGTCCCTTCGCGCCGCCGCCTCATTGGCCTGACGTTGCCACTCCGCGAAGCTCCTCGGCTTCTCCTTGGTCACTGACCGCGGTTTCGCGTCCGCCCGGCGCTCGACTGGTGCCTGGCGTGTCTGGACTCGCTTCGCATAGGCCCTGGCGATGAGCTTCGCCCGTTCCTCGCCGATGCGAGCAATGAGAGCCTCGCCGTCCGCGTCTCCGTACTCCGCCTCGCGCTCGGCGGTGAGCTCCTTCTTGACCTCACCCACAGCCCAGCGAATGTCCTCGGGTGTAACCGCTTGCACCACGCCCTCGTCCATCGCATCACGCAAAACGGCAGAGACACGGCGAATAGCGAACGCGTTTGCCTTGATGCCGGCCTGCTCGAGCGCGGGCTTCATGTCCGCGAGGAAGCCTTCGCGGGACCGGGCCACCTGCGCTTCGTGCTCTCGGCTCTGCTCCTGCTTTTCGAGCTCGTCGGCGCGGGCTGCGCGCCGCTCCAACTCGTCCATGCGCTGCCAGCGCTCTCGCTCCTGTGGCGACATTTGGTCGAGTCGATCGGCCTCCTGGTATGCGCCGAGTGCTTGCTGCGTGAGGAAATCCGCGGCCTGGCGGCGCGAGACCCCGTAGAGCTTGGCGATGGCGCCCGTCGGGTCGGTACCCAAGGAGCGCGCGATCATGTCGAGTTGCGCACTCTTCGCGTCCACCCCCTTCTCTCTCTGCGCAGCCTCCCACATTCGCTTCTGCCAGCCACGCGCTTGCGGTACAGAAGCGAGTGCGTCCGCCAACGTGACCTCGAGCTCTTCGCCGCCAGCCTTCACCTTGCGCTTGATGCGCTTGAGCACCTCATCCGGGAGCTGCTCGAGCACGCTGACCGGAAGCTCGTAGTCCCCGATCTTGATCGTGTCGCCCGCGAGCGCGGTATCACCGTTGCTCGCCGGCTCGTCGTCAAGATCGATTGCGGCGAGGTCCGCGTCGTCGCCAGTCGACTGCTCCTCGCGCGCCTTCGTCGGGAGCTTCTTGTGCGCCACGCGCGCGTCGCCGTCTGCTACTGCGTCCGCGGACGGAGTGGCCCTGTCTTGCTTGAATGCTGGCGCTTTGCCGCTGTCGTTCGCTGCCCTGGCCGCAGCTTTAGCTCGCGCCGCTTCGCGTAATCCTTCGGTGCTTCCACCACCTACAATCGTCGGTCCCTCGTCACTCATGCTGCTGCTCCTGGAGGCGCCTGTCCCGGCGCGAAAGGTTCACCCGTACCCGCCACGTTCGGCAGGGCAGGCAGGTTCGGTCCGCCTGGACCCATGTCCATCGGCGGCATCCCGTTAGCGTTGGCTGGCCCGCCACCAGGCGGAGGCGGCATCGGACCGGCTCCAGGCGGTGGAGGCGGACCCGCTTCCGCACCAGGCGGTCCCATCGGTCCCATGGACGCCATCGGGTGCGGCTCCTGACCGGTCGCCTTCAGAAGACCGAGCGGAGCCATCTGCCACTGCTGATCGTGCTGCGTGATGTGGTTGAGCAGAGTGGTGATCTGCTGCATCAACTGCGGTGTCGGCGGGGCGAGCTCAAGGTTCAGAAGCTCCCGCCGATGCTCACGCATGTGACACGCGTGGTGGTGGTAGAGCATAGACGTGATCGGCTTGCCCTCGCGCACCGCATCGTTCTCTCGACGCGCATGCGTTTTATCGTCCGCGATCGGATCGTCGAGGTCATCAAGCCGACCGATCGTCCGCAGCGCCATGTAGCGATCGGGGGAGATCAGCCCAGGCCCGTACGCGTCGAGCATTTTGTCAGCGAGAACGATCTTGCCCTCCACCGTGCGGAGGTCCGCGGGACCGAGTTCCACACGCACGCGTCGGACATTCTCCAACGTCTTGCTGGAGAAGCTGACCACGTGCCCCGTCTTGTCGCGGCCCGACAACTCTACGAGCCGCTCCTCGTGCGCGAAGAGCTTGTACAGCTTGATCCGCGCGTTGAGCACCGAGCGCATGAGCTTCGCAAGGGCACGCTGATGCTTGCTGTTTGCGCGCACGGCCATGGTGGCGATCAACGCGCGGTCGGCGCCGCTCTTGATCTCGCTCTCCGCCGCGCCGCGAATAGTCGCGTTGATGCCCGAGAGCTTCTCGATCACCTGCTCGTAATGCTGCGTAAGCTGGAAATCGGACGAACGCACCTCCGGGCGGTCCATGAGCTCCGGTCCATTGCTATTCGGGTTGCCTTCGTCGTCGTACTCATTGAGCGTCATCCCACCATCAAGATGACGAACATCGACCTTCTCGCCGCGACGAGCCTTCCAGCGCACGAGGGCGCCCGCATCAGCCACCGAGAGGATCCCGCTCTCTACCGCATCGAGAGCCTGCGTCGGGGCCAGCATGTCCCAGCTAGCCCCGTAGCCCTGCGCGGTGCGCAGCTCCGCGCTCGGCACGTCCGCGTGCACCACCATGTGGTCGTACGGATACGGCGCATCGAACAGCCACGGCCCGCCAGACTGCAAGCACTCCACGATGCGCCCCTGCGGGAGCTCACCGCCCGGCGGGTGGTAGCAGACAAGGACATTGACGTAGTCGCTGTCCTTCCCCGTGCTCGTGTCCGCCTTCCACAGGTCGTACTCGTCAAGCGGAGCACCCGGCGCATCGAGAATGGCGTCGCGTCGCTCCGCGTCCTCCGGAAACATCGCCGCAAGCTTCCAGCGACGTTCGCGGTAGCGGACAATGTACCAAGGCGGCGTACTGATTTCGTCGGCGTCGAGATCACGCGCCACGTCCACGGGGTGACGCACACGCGTGCGCACCGCCCCCTCGTAGACCGGTAGCTCCACGCCGAACGCGTCCGCGATCTCCTTGCCGCCTTCGCCCTCGGTGCCTGGGATGCCCTCGGTGCTCGCGTCTACGGCCTCCGACGGCACCTCACGCGTGCCCACAAGCTCGCCGCCGTGAAAGTCCCAGTCCTGAACGACGTAGCCCTCGGACGTGACGAGGGCGAGCTCGTGCGCCTTGTGGAAGTGCTCCTCAAGGTCCCCTTCGTCCAGGTCGTACTCGAGCACCTGTCGCGCGACGATCGTCTCGGACACGGCCTCGGGATCGTTACTCGTAGCCGTGCACTCGATCGCAGGACGCTGCTCCGTTGCGATGGTTAGCTGCGACTCCACGATCTGGCGGAAGTGTCCGACGTGGAGCTGCGCCACTTCGCCAGAAGTCCCAGCAAACGTAATCGCATGCGCGTTGGCGTAGCCGCCATCGGGATTGCGCCCGTGGTAACAACGGTCAGTCGTCCGCCACATCTCGAGGCGGCCATTCGCCTGAACACGCGCGTGATAATCCGCGAAGCGGAAACGTACCGCGTCTGCAATGCACTCGGACTCCTCGGCCGCCCAGTAGCGATGATCGGAAGGTGAATATTTTACGTCGTTCATTTCGCACTCCTCACGGGCCGGAAGAGACTTCGCAGCTTTTCGTCCTCACTCTTCTTGAGACGAGGCTTACGAAACGACAGCTCGAACGCGCTCGGCACGCGGTCAGGCACTGGGTTCGCCGTCGACACGTCTCGCAGGAAGTACGCGAACGCGGCGGCGCCGTCGTAGTGATGCACGGGCTCGCCCTGCTCGTCCTTCACACGCTCAAACTCGGTCCGCGCCAGGTTCCAGCGGGCCGAGTCGAGGTGATCGATGAGCCGCTCACACCGCGGATGAATGTAGACCTTGTCAGCCTGCTTCAGAAGCACGCGCGCCCGGTTGACGCCCGCTTCCATCGAGGTGCTGCCGCGGACGATCGGCTTCCTTACCGGAAGCCAGTGCGGCGGTTCGGGATCACCCTGTTCACGCTTCCACTCGTGCCCCCACTCCGCACGGTTCATGTCAGCACGCGTCTGCGGACTCGCGTCTACACGGCGTCGCTCGACCGTCACACCAGGCCACAGCTCTCGCTCGAGCCTGCCGATCGCCTCGTCCATCGCATCGCTGCGCGTCCGCTGAAACACAAGCTCGCGCTCGATGACGTACGCTGCCTTTTCGAAGTGGTAGTACCCGAAAAGGAAGAGCGCGAGATCGATGAAGCCACCGTCTCCGATCGCCGCCGGGAAGTAGTGCGCCGGACGCTCCAGCTCTCGCACATGCACACTTTGCGAGAACTCAGGGAACACGGCCCGCGCCGGGTCCTTCTCAATGCGGGCCTCAGCCTCTCTCCTCCACGCAAGCGTATCCTTACCGCCCGCCTCGAGTGCCGCCGCTTCGATATCCTCCGCCGTGAGGTGGTCAGCGTCGTAGATGGTGGAGTGGATGGCTGCGCCGATTGCCTTGAGCAGCTCCCACACCTTGACGAACGGATGGTCAGGCCGGCGTGGCGCAGTCGTGCACACGAAGAGCTTTGCCACCGCCATGGCTCCCCAGACCTTCTTCGCCTCCCACATCATGGGGCCAAGGACGTCGGTCAAGACGTAGTCGAGAATGTCGATGTCGCGGGCCTCATCGACCACGGCGAAGAGTGTCCCCGGGCCACGCAGGCGGTCTGCCTTCTTCTGCTCATCGCACCCGCGAGGCTTGATGCTGCTGCGGCGCAAGTCTTCTTCGTGCTTCGTGCCCCTGAAACGCGCGAGCTCGGTGCCACCCGCGTCGCGAGTGCGTACCGGGTTACCTGCTGCGTCGTGCCACTGGAGCGGCGGCGTGATCCAGACGCCGCCCACGTGGTCGAGCGAGAGATCGGGAGGCGCCTCGTTCGCAATCCGCGTGAAGTGCGGGTCAATGAACGTCTCTACCTGCTCCCCAGTCGGCGCAGCGTACGGGATATAGAGCCCGGGGTAATGGTACGCCTTCTCTGCACTGACAGTGCTTGCGGTACGGCTCTTCCCAATGCGTCGAGAGGCGAGCCACCCCACGCGGCGCGCGCCCGGCGTGTTGAGTGCATCTCGCACACGCAGTTGCACCGCCGAGAGCCGATAGCTCAAGTCTCCCGCGCGCCACAGCCGGTCAAGCTCAGCATCACCGACAGCATCTTCGCCCATCGTGGCGATAGCGTCGTCAAGCGAGAGGATCTGCGGTGCACTCGTCACTGCACCAGCCTTACGATCCGTGACTGTGTGGGCAGCTGTCCCGAGAACTCCGCAGCGGCGGCTTCCGCGTCTCGGAGCAGCGTCAACAGCACAGCGACCACCATGCGGACCGCCTTGCTTCGCGTCTTGCGGTCCTCGCTTGCCAGGCGCTGAGCGAGCTTGGCGCAGTGTTCTGCCGATTCGCGCAGGGTCTCGCATGCGGCCCGGAACTCAGCCTCGCCTACCACGTGAGCGAGCATCGCCGTCTCGCGCTCCCCGAGGCTGTCGATCCACGCTTGGACCTCGTCTCGCGTCAAACCGTCACTCATCGTCGCCTACCTACCGCCAACGTGTGGTCGAGCGTCGCGAAGTCGGATTGCATCTTGGTTACCTTCGCGTCGAGCCTCGCAAGCTCCTTCGTCGCCGCCTCGTAGTCCGCACGACGCATCGACTCGACGTGCAGCTCGTTGGTGCGCACCTGTGCGTTGAGAGCGCGGCGCCACGAGTCCCACACAGCAAGCACAAGCGCGGTCCCAACGCCGCACACAGCGATGACAACAGCAGTCACCGCAAAACTCCCTTGCTCGCATGCGTCTCGAGCGCTTCCTCCGCCTTGGCGATCGCGATCTGGAGCACGTCCGGCGTGCTCACCTTGACGCAGTAGCGCTCGACCACCGAGCGCGGCAACTCGAGCTCACCCACGCGCCATCCCTCGTTCGGCTCGATCCAAATACCGACGAATCGCGCAGTGGGCTCATGCTCCGGCAGCTCATCCGACGTAAACCCCTGTGCACGCTTCTCGGCGCGAGCCTTCTTGCTTTCGACGCTCACTTGCCCTCACTCCTCTTGCGCGCAAGCTCCATCACTCGCGCTTGCTCTTCGCTGGTGTTGATCTGAATCGCGACCACCGGAACCACGTTGCCGGTGATCTCCCGCCGCTCGATGAACGCACCCTGCGACTTGCCGAGGAGCTCGGTCGCCTTGAGCCTGTCCTTCACAGACGCGGGACCGTCCTCTGGTATCTGCCCGCGAGCAACAGCCGCCCAGAAGGATTGCAGCTCCTCGATCGTCATGATGGCGCGTGCCGTCTCCCGCCGCCTGTGCGCCTCCACAATGGCCGCCACCTCGGCAAACCTGAGCAGCCTGCACCCCTCTTCGGTCGGCGCCTTGTAGCCGGCAATACGGGCCGCTGCGGTAGCATTTCCAGCGGCCTCCCCGAGGTACGCCAGAACAAACGCCCTCCGCTTGGGCGGGAGCTTGTCCAGGCCGGGGATGTCGGGCGTGTCGCTCACGGCTCGGCCTTCCCATCCTTGACGGGACGAAGGATCGCTGCGATGCGATCTCGGATCACGCTGACCTGCTCCGTCTCAGCGCCTGACGCGCTTGCACTCGGCGCTCATCCGCTGCGCACGCTAGCTCCCATAGCGCCTTGTTGTCGGGTAGCTCCCACGCTGCGGCTTGTCTCGCCTGGATCTCGGCAATCACGTGCTCGTACTCTTCGCGCGCCCGTTCGTATTCAGCCTGGTAGTACGCGTTGACGGCCCACGTGCGGCGAAGAAGGCGATCACTCTCCGCCTCAGCCTCGGCCAACTCTGCTTCGAGCTCGAGCTCGGTCACGCCCTCTCCCTCCACTCCCGCCCACACTCGCACCCGAGTAGCCAGACGTCGCGCTCCTCGAGCTCCACGCTGGTCAGCAGCTCCACACGCACCGTGTCCCGGGTGATCGCGGACGTCGTGCACAGAGAGCCGCACGCGGGGCAGGAGGCGGTGTGTGCGGGCGGTGCGGGCTCAGGCCCTGTCTTCTCAACGGAGATGGTGAGATCAGCAGGGCTGAAGTCGAAAATGTAGCTCTCGTCGCTACGGAGCTTGGGACAGGAAGCGACGCGCAGGGTGCCCACCTGCATGGTGTCGTGCATCTCGTGGCAAAGGCAGCAACGGATCTGCTTGCTCACCTCGTCACCTCCCTCGTCCACTCGAGCACAAGTGCGCAGCGCGGATGGTGCCCCGGATATGGCGGCGCCTGGCAGTCCGGCACCAAACGACCACAGGCTACGCATCGCACTCGCTTTCGCTTGGGTCTCATCGCTGTGCACTCCGCATCCGCAGCTCACACCCCACGCAGAGCTCCCCGCCGTCCGGCCTCCACGCCTCCCTGCCGCACGCTGGGCAGCGCAGGGGTGCTGGAGGGGGTCTCATGCGTCGGGGGCTCTTGTGGGCGCTCTTGCGCATCAGGTTGTCGCGCGCGCTCAGCTCCAGCTGCCACCACGCCGGCTTGGTCACCGGACACCTCCCGCGGGAACGAAGACGCGCTCGCTCTTGCCGTCAGGTCGCCTTGCCTCGGTCACCCAGCACCCGTCGAGCAGCACCCAGGGCAGCGTGCGCTCGTGGTCGGCGCTGTGGATGGCGACGCGGTCGAGATGCAGCTCGGTTGCACGTGAAACCTGGTTGCTCATCAGCACTTCTCCAGTCGCTCGAGCAGCGCGTTGATCTCGCCGACGATGGCCTTTGCATACTTGGGATCGACGGTGCCCTGGTACTTGCCCGAGCGATCGACGAGCTCTGCACGCCAACCTTTTCTCTTCGTCGGGACCCGTCGGAACGCCCAACGTGGATGCCGGTTCTCCCTGCCATCCACTTGGCGGGGATCGCAAACAGGCGATTCGTAGACAGTGGTTCCCGGAACCGGTTCCGGTTCCCGGGGCATCGCAGTTTTCCCTAGACCCGGCACCGAACCAGTGGTTCCCGGTACCGACGGGGCTCCGCCCCGTACGGGTACCCGGGAACCACTGTTTCGCAGTGCCTCAGCGGTTCCGGGAACCGGTTCCCGAGTGATGTTTTTGGAGGCCATTTCTATCCCGTATCCTCCGTGGCGTAAGACACCCGGAACGGGGTGCCCTTGCCACCTTCAATGCGCCCGGAAGTGATGAGCCGGGAGACTGCTGCCTGAGCATCCTGGCGCTTGGCGCGGATCATGGTCACGAGGTCGTTGCGGGTAGTCACCGGTCCCTTGGACCGAACGAGCGCGAGCACGAGCTCGTTGCAGAGCTTCTCCAGCCGCGCCTCTTCGGCGACGGTGGCATCCAGGTCCACTGCTTCCGGTTCGCTGTGCACTTCGAAGGTGCACTGCGGTGTCCGGCGCAGGCGGAAGCCTGGCTCATCGCCGAACCGGCTCTTGTGCAGCGTGACCTGGACCAGGAAGAGGTCCGGATCCGCAACACGCGCGAGGGTCATGGCGAGGTCTGCGGTGTACTCGATGCCCCCGGCCTCCTTGAAGCTGCCGAGGTCCGCCTTCGCCTCACGGCCGCTGTACGCGGAGCGATTGAGCTCGCTGATGGCGATGATGCAGGCATCGTGCTCCACGCTGATGCGGCGCAGAGCCCGCATGCGTGCCTCCACGCGCTCGCGCGTGCTGGCCCGGGGGTCGTCGCACGCGAAGGGCGCTTGCTGGATGGAGTCGATGACGAGGACTAGCCGCGCACCATCGGCGCGCGCGCGGCGTGCGGCGTGGGCGGCCACGTCCTCCACAGTCACCCGCTCCACGCGTGGGTCCCAGATGGACAGCTGGGGGACCGCTGCGAGTCTCGTCGCGAGAAGCTCCCATGCGGGCCTGGAGACGAAGGGGTCCTCGTCCTCAAGGTCAGAGCGGGTAACGCCCTCCATCTGCCCCAGGCGGCTCAAGAGCCCGTCCCTGGGCTCGTCGGCGGCAAACACGTGGACATGGACCTCGTGCTGGCCCGTGGACGTCTGGACGCCCAGGCGGGCCATTGCGTAGCTCATCGCCAGGGCCCACCCCGTCTTCGTTACGCCGGGCGGGCCGCCGATGGCGATGATGCGGCCCGTCTGGAAGCCGGCCCCCGTCGCAGCGTCTAGCGGCTCGCAGTACGTCCTGATGCGCTTGTGCTTGCCGGGGAGGGACCGGCAGACCGCTGCCATGTCTGGCGTGGAGAGCTCCGGTGCAGGCGCGGAATCAGGCTGCTGAAAGGTGTGCACCGGCCCATCCTTCGAATCGGGCATCCATGGCGTCTGCTTGCCGCGCTCGATGCCGTTCCTGATCGTCTCGCAGCACCGACGCTCGCCGTCCGTCTCCCAGAGGCCATTCGCCCGGCACGCGGCGATCATCGTGTTCCTGATGTCCGACTCGCTCATGCCGGTGGTCGCACAGAGATTCGCGAGAGAAGCCGTCTCGCGGAAGAGACTGTTGATGCGCTCGCCCTCCGGCGCCCTCGCTACGGTCTCGTACTTGTAGTCGAGCGTTGCCAGGTTGTATGAGCTCCAGTCCCCCGCCGGGGTCGCCGGTAGTTCCCAGGGGTCTCGCGCGGGCCGGGGCCGCACGTCGCGGATCTTCGCGACGAGCCACGCGGGCGCCTCAGCGATCTCCACTCGCTCGTCGTCCCAGTCGTACTGCTGACCCGTGTCCGGGTGAATGGAGCCAACGCCCACCACGTAGCGACCGTCCGCGATCACCCCCATGCGGCGGTGACCCAGGACGCGCTCACTCCAAGCACCCTCGGGGCGATTGGGAACGCCTCCCGTAGGCCAGCGGAAGAACATATGCAGCCCGCCCTCCTCGCGCCCGGTGCGAGCGCAGCGCGTGGAGATGGCGCCATGCGCCTCGACAAGCTTCATCCAGGCACGCCGCGCGTCAGGACCGTCAAGGTCAATGGCGAAGAAGCCGGACTCAGGACCGGCTGCGAGTCCCACGTTTGCGTGGGGGTACCGGTTCCACATCTCCCGGATCACGTCGGCATCCGTGGTGGCATCGAGGCAACCGCTACCCCCGGGAATGGCAGGCGCCTTTCCGTTCAGCGGGAAGACACGAAAGCCGTGCGCCGCGTAAGACAGCGCAAGGTCAACCATCGGGGGTAGCGGTGCCGCGTTGCTCATCATTCGCAGTTACTCAGAAGGGGATTTCGTCGTCTTGGAACTCGTTGCGCACGGCCTCTTCAATCGAAGTACCGTTTCCGTTACTCGGCACCGAGAGGTGCGTAGTCGCGCCGGAGAACACGGTCAGATCGTGCGTGTCCTGCTTTGCGATGTACGCCTTCTGCTCGGGCGTCAGCTCCTTGTCAGGCAGCACGGCGTAGGTGGTGTTGGTGTCACCCGCGGCGCCGTTGCGCTTGACTTCGATCGCCCACTTATCGAACGGAAAGCGTTCTCGGACCGAGACGAGCGCCCGGAACGTTTGTTGATTGCACTCGAAGATCATCATCCGCTTGGTGCCCAGGTCGAATGCGTTGAGGAGCCACTTCGTCTTCACCTTGGTGCCCGGGGGAACCACGGTTGCGCTGGTAACGACTTCCGAGCGGTTTCCCACCCAGTACACCTTGCGCTGCTCGGGGTCCCCCACAATCACCATGCGGCATTTGTCCCCGTCGTTCTTGAGCGAGATGAACAACGGTTCCCCGTTGCCAACCGTGCTCGCACGGGCCGCCGCCCTCTTCGCCTCCGCTTCCGCTTCTGCCCAACTTGCCATTTTGTTTTCTCCTACTGTTCCGCTCTTACGAGCACTACATTGCACCGTCATCAAGACGGTCAGAGTTATGGAGCGTACGCACGTACACCTCGACACGAGGCGAGTGGCGACAAATCTCCCGACGCAGCGCCACGATCCCGTCCACCTGGTAATCGTCATCCCAGAGCACGCCATTCAGCGCGTCCGAGATGGTCTTCAGGCAGTTGTCGAGATCGCGCTTGCGTGCGTCGTGCTCGTGCACATCGATACGCAGCACGTAGCGCGCGTTCATCGGCCACTCCTGCCGGATGCGGGCGCCGTAGGCTTCACCCTTCACCCGCCGCTGATACTCGCGCTGACGCTTCGGGGTGAGACGCTTCCCGCGGTAGAGCGTGGTGCGCTTCCACGGCACGACGGGACCCGAGACGACAAAGCGGATCTCGCTCACTTCTCCCCCTCCACCAACGCTAGCAACGCAAGCTCGGCGCGTTTGACGTCGCGCACGGTGGCTTTGCCTTCGTGCGGTAGCGAGGCCTCGCGGATGTGCGAGCTCGGCCAGCACCCGCGGTGCACGCGCGCCCACTCGCGTGCGGCAGCTTCGATTGCGCGGAGGCGTGCGAGCTCGGTCACCACGCGTCCTTCCGCGCTTGCTTCGCCTCTTCCTTCCACACGCCACACCACGCAGTGGGACGCAGGCGCCCGCGCGGAGTAAACGTCGCGACGTGGATGCGTACGGGGTACTCAGCATTTCGCGTATTCCACTCCCACGCCTCGCCCGTCTTTTGACACCGCGGGCAACAGACGAGCGGGTCACCGCGTAGCGCAATACCCGGCGCGTACTTCGTGTAGTCCACCACATCGACAGGTACGAGCACGTCAGCGCGCTCCCGCTCTGCCATATCAACGTGGGGAAGCCCTATCTGCACCATTGCCTTGGTCAATGCCTCGTGCCACTTGGTTGAGGTAAGCCGCTCGTCACTCAGCACGATCTCGGGGCGCTCGTCGTCGTCGAGCTCTACGACCGCGTTGCATTGCCAGGCGAGGAGGTAGAGACGCAGGGCGTCTCGGATTTCTCCGCGCCAGAGCGCGTCGGCGGCCATGGCGCGCCAGAGCTCGGACAGGTGCCGCGTGCGCTTCATCCGACGTGACTCCAGTAACGCCGATGAAGAACGCCCCAAACAACGGCCTGGGTAACGCCATAGCGCTCTGCCAAGGCGCGCTGAGTCATGCCCGAAGCCGCCAGAACACGAAGTTCGCGGACACGGTCCGCGTTGAGCTTGGATGCGCGCTGCTGTTCTCCTCGGACAACACGGTGAGGCTTTGTTACGTGTCCTGCCCGACCCTTTCGAAGCATGTCCCGCATGTTGTCGGAACGCGTTCCGAGAAACAGGTGATCGGGGTTTACGCACCAGCGAACGTCGCAGTGGTGACAGACATGTAGGCCGGCTGGAATAGGTCCGCGGTGGATCTCCCATGATAGCCGATGAGCGCCAATCGGCGCAGCACCACGCACGGGCAGGACTCCGTAACCTTCAGGGCGAACCGATCCGCCCCACAACCAACACCCGGTATTCGGTTCGTGGAAAACTTCCCTCTCGAAGCGGGCGAGTGTCTGAGCGTCGGCCATTACTCGGCAGCCTCATCCGAGGGCTCGGTGAGACCGAGGAGCTCAACGGCCGTTACCGCGCCGTCGGTTGCGCGCTCGATCTTTTGCGCGGTATCGGCGCGCGGGCGCGTGACTCCGCGCTCGATCCAGTGCAGCGTGGAGTACGCGATGCCAGACTCGCGATGAAGTCGCGACTTCGCACCGGGCCCCTCACGACGGAAAAACTCAGACAGGGTCACGCAATAGAGGTATAGCCTCGAAGCTATAGCGCCGTCAAGAAGAAATGCGTAGGTTGTAGCGCGTGCACTCGACGACGTGGGCTACAAGCGCGCTTACGCTGCGAGGCGTGAACGCGAAGCCAAAGCCGAGGGCAAAGCCGAGGCGTCGAGAGCCCACGCTCGAGACGGCGCAGAACTTCGGTGAGCGCGTCCGGGCCGCCTATCTCACCCGAGGCATGAACCGGTCCGAGCTAATGCGAGCCCTGGGGGTCGCCTATACGACCATCCTGGCGTGGGAGGAAATGGTCACTCCCGATCTCGAAGCAGAAAATTTGCACGCGCTGTCAGTCGTGACGGGGGTCTCCACGTCCTACCTGCTCGGAGAGGACGAACCGGTGACTGAGTCAGAGCACGAGGAGTGGGCACGGTTTTTGAGCACAGAACTGGGTCGGGGGATGAGCCAATCCGAGCGGACCATACTCGGATCTACGCGCTACACCTCCGACGAACCACCGAGCGTCGAGCGCTACGCGGCGGTGCTTTTCGCAATACGAGGGACGGCAAAAAAGGCTAGCTAAAGCCCCCAGGGACTTGGGCCCCAGGCCGCGCAGTGGTAGCAGCCCACGCCGCCGTCGGCGGTTCCGATACCGATCTGGCAGAGCTCCCAGCGCGAGCAGCCGAGGACAACCGCCCACCCGCGATCCCATGGGTTGCATGCGCCGCCCGCGTCCGCGCCGGCGTCATCGTACGAATGGCAGCCGGCGTCTAGCAGCTCAGCGTCAAGTTCGCCGGCAAGTGCCATTCTTACTCCGTCGCCCACGCTCGGGCAGAAGTAGTCTGCGCCGAACGCAGGGGCGAACGCCGGAGCCGCTGCACAGGCAGCGGGCCCCGCGTCCCCGGCGTCAGTCCGGCCGCCGTCCTCCCCGTCCGTCCCAGGGTCGCAGGCGGCAAGCAATAGCCCAAGCACGAGGCACATTCGCATGCGGACATCGTAGCCATCCAAAATCTTCTTGACACGCTATAGTGCTCACACTACAGTATGCGGTCAGGAGGTGCGGTCATGGGAGCCATGGTGGCGATTCCAGGTCTGGCGCGAGCGCGGTCGGAAGTGATCGCCAGCGCAGCGCACGAGGTGCATGGACGTTGGTTCGTCGTGCTCTACGTCGCAACGCCGGAGCTCACGGCCGGCGGGCGAGGCGAGGGACGGACGTTCGCTGAGGCGCACGAGGCAGCGATGGTAGAGCTCCGGCGTGGAGCGTGGAGGGCGTGCGCATGACCGCCCACATCGAACGCCACGAGAGCACGCAGCGTCAGACGCACGTCCACGCGGGACCGGTCGAGATCGCTCTGCACGAGCACCACGGAAAGTGGACCGCCACCCTGCTGCGCGTCAGCACGTGCACCGTGCTCGCCACTGTGGATGGCGAGACCGAAGCACATGCGCTGCATGTCGCTATCCGTACGCTCCGGACGCTGCGCGATGCGCTCGACACCGCCCTCGCAGAGCTGACGGACCATGACGAGATCGATGCGCTCATGCGCCGGTCGGTGCTCTGATGGAGCTCTACGACTACGCCGAGTGGGACGTGCGTCGCACGCAAGACGACAACGACCCCGTCTGCGATGCGTGCTGGGAACCGGCGACGACGGAGCACGCAGATGGTACGCCGCTCTGCGAGTACTGCGCACAGGACGCGAAGGACCGCGCGCGAGGATGGGTGCCATGATGCACAAGCTGACGGACTACATGCGTCTCCACGGCAGCGAGTACCACGAGATCGATTGCCGCGTTTTCTACGCGGGCAACTGTGACTGCGATCGCTGCGAGTGCGGTGAGCTCTACGGGGTGGCGCACGAATGCCCTGTGCTCCCGCGCATGGACACGCCGGACATGATGCCGTTGACACCGCCGGAGTCCGACGATGGCAGAGAGTAAGTGGACCGCTCCGACTCCCCTTACCGCATCTGCGCACCGTGCAGACGAGACTGTGGTGGAGCAGTCGGACAACCTCGCTCGGCTGCGCGCGGACTCACGCGAGCTGCGTGAGGCGATGGCGGCGGACATCGACGCGCTAGCGGAGAGCGGAACTCGTGACGAGCTCGAGCGCTGGTGCTTCACGTATGGGCACCTTTTCGGTTTCGAGATCATCGGCGCGGACGAGCAATGGATCTATCGCCGGCTTCTGCGCTGCGCGCTCAGGAACGGCCTCCTCGCGGACCAGCTTCGCGACCTAATCGCAGGAAGGCCGGTGGGGCCGTGATCCATCGCAACGGACACTACGCGCGGGCGCTTCGTCGCGAGCGAAAGCTTACTGTGCGTCGGATGGCGTTCGCGCTCGGGTGGGCGCCGACGTCGTATCGCGCCTTCGAGAGCGGCATGCGGGTGTACTCCCACCGCCCATGGGACGAAATCCTCGACGCGGTTGCGTTTGTGCTCCAGGTTGAGCGTTCTGCGCTCTTCGGCAACAGGCGCGTTTCCGCATTCGGCGGTGAGACTCGGCGCCGGAGGGAGGCGCGTAATGGATGACCGTGTCGACGCGATCGAAGCACGCATCGCCCGCCTCGAGGCCGACCTGTGGGAACGCATCGACCAGCTCGCGCAATACGTGCAGGAGCGCACGTCCGCACCGCTTGTGCCGGCGTTTCCGGGGCAGCCGGTGACGCGCGTGCGGCCGGTGGAACCGGTGATCGACGCAGCCGAGGGACTGCGCCGAGTCGAAGCGCTGAAGGCGCAGCACCGCACGCTGGTGACCATGGTTGTGAGGTGCTCGCGCGAGGCGCCGTGCCGCAAGACGGCGGCGGCGATCGTTGCTGACCTGCGCGCGCTCGTCGGAGACGCGCTTGTGAGTGAGGTGAAAAATGAGCCCTGACTACGATGCTCGAAAGATCCTCGCCATGCTCGGCGCGTGCGACGAAGCGCGCCGGTGGCTGAATAGCTACGCACGCGCGTCCGACGCGTGGTGCGAGTGCGAGCGTGGTGATTACTTACTCTGGCTCTGCGCGCGCGCTGGAGTTGACCGGCGTCTTGTGGTTCGCGCGGCGTGCGACTGTGCGCGGCTCGCGCTGGTGCACGTGCCCGCTGGCGAGCTGCGGCCGCTGCGCGCGATCGAGACTGCGGAGGCGTGGTGCGAGGGCCGTGCGACGCTGGACGAGGTGCGTAGCGCCGCCGACGCCGCCCACGCCGCCGCCCACGCCGCCCACGCCGCCGACTACGCCGCCCACGCCGCCGACTACGCCGCCCACGCCGCCGACTACGCCGCCGCCAACGCCGCCGCCAACGCCGCCGCCAACGCCGCCGCCGCCGCCGCCAACGCCGCCGCCACCGCCGCCGACTACGCCGCCGACTACGCCGCTCGCAAAGACACACTGCGCCGGTGCGCCGACCTCGTACGCGCGAGGATCACGCTGGACGACGTGCGCGCAGCGCTACTGCCGCAGCTCGTGCAGTGGCCAGGGGCACGACTGTGAGCGACGACGTGATCGAGCGGGCGAAGGCGGTGCTGGCGGCAACGGGCGAATCGGAGCACCAACCACTCGCGCGAGCGACGCTGTTGGCGCTGCTCGACGTGCTCGAGATGACGCTGGCGTACCGCGACACTGCCGATGCCGACGACGTGGACATACTGGACCACCAGCAAAACGTGTCCGACGCACTCGACGCAGCCCTCGCCGCGCTGCGTGCGGAGGTGGGCGATGGCTGACCGCACCCTCAAGAGCGGCGAATACCCGCGCTGCCCGCGGTGCGGAGACGCCGTGGCTGCCGCGATGATGACTTCGCGATCGGTTGGCTACGCCAACGAGATCTACTACGCACCGGCTGCGCTGAGCGCCTACTGCGTGAGCGTCGACTGCAACTACGATGCGCCCCTCGCGACGCTGACCACGCCCGTGCCCGCCCGGCAACGCAAGCGGAGGGCGCGCCGTGGGTGACGCACGCGTGAGCGAGGACGTGCGCGCGCTGCTCTCGACGCTCGAGGTAGCCGAGATCTTGCGCTGCACTCCAAGCGCGGTGCGGCAGCTCGTGCGCAGGGGCAAGGGCCCGGTGTTGTACGGACGTGGCGCGAGAGGGATCCTGCTCTTCCACGTGTCCGACGTGGACGCGTGGATTCGGAGAGGTCGAGATGAAGAGATTTCCGGGAGTGTCGTACTTGCACACGGACGAGCTGGGGCAGCGGTGGTATCGGATCCGCGCGGAGCTGATTCACCCCAAGACCGGCAAGCGCCACGAGATCGACAGGCAGATCGTAGCGGCCGACGCGCCGGAGGCGGCGAGAGTCCGCGCGAGCGAGCGCGCAAAATGGCTGAACGAGCGCACTCGCGCGACACCAAGCGGCGCACGTCGGAGGCTGGGTGAAGCCATGGACGCGTGGCTTGCCGAGAAGAAGCTGGCGGTGAAACCGAGCACGCACAGCACGTACGGAAGCGCGGTCGCGTGGTGGCGCGAGCTCCTTGGCGACTACTGGCTCGACGCGATCGAGCCCGCCGACGTGCGCGGTGCGCTCCTCGGCGCTCGCGAGGGCGGAGACGCTACGGATACGGTCGACGGGCGCCTCCGCGTGCTGCGTACGTTCGCGCACGAGGAGAAGTGCACGCACATCGTCGAGGGCGTGAGCGTGAAGCGGGACGTGCGCGAGGACGAGCGCATCGAGGACGAGGGCCGCGGGCTCTCGCTCGAGGAGCTGCGCTCGTTCTTGGTCGCGGGGCCGGTTGCGTGCGGCGCTCAAGCGCCCGGGACAAAAACCCGGCAGTCCGATTCAACGGCAGTAGGACCGCTTGAGCGTCGCACGGAGCCTTTCGCCTGGTGGCGTCGAGCGTGGGCGCTCGTCGCGACCATGGCGTGGACCGGCCTGCGCTTCGGCGAGGCGTCCGCGCTCGAGTGGCGTGACGTCGATCTGGACGCGTGCACGATCCGTGTGCGCCGCGCGCAATGGCGCGGGCATGTCGGGCACGTGAAGGCGAAGTGCAGCAAGCGCACGATCGTCATTCCCGAGGAGCTGCGCGACCTACTACGCGAGCACCAGCGCGAGCTCAGCGCGATCGGCGGTGCGCTCGTCTTCCCGTCGCGGCGTGTCGGAGCAACGTACGTCTCGAACACGCACGCGCGGAAGTCGATCTTGCGCGTGTGCAAGGCGGCTGGTGTCGAGCTCGACGGCCGGCCGACGATTCACATGCTTCGGCACACGTGCAACAACCTCGTGCGGCAGAACGCGTCCGAGCTCGTGCGGCGTGCGCTCGTCGGGCACGCAGACGGCGAGAGCGGCGAGCGCTACTCGGCGGTCACGCGCGAGGAGAAGCGCGCGGCGGTGCAGGGTGTGGTGCGGATGATCAAGGGAGGTGCGTGA